AGATTTTTTAACTTTAACTAAACCAGCATTAGAAATCCGCACGCCCGCTGCATCAGCAGACGTTTGGTCAGCATTGTCTGGGTCACCAATACGTGCTATACCAGCAAAACTCGCGCTGCCATCCGCATTCAGCGAGATGTTCGGCGCTGAGGGGAGCGTGCCGCCGATGCCAACGGTACCAGCAAAGGTGGCGGAGCCGCCTGCTGTTATGTCAACTTTTGTTGTTCCACTTAAGCTTGCCTGAAATGCAGTTTGAGTAGATCCTGTTCTATTTACATATATAGTACTATCAGAAGTTATTCCACTAAGAGTAGCTGAACCTGCAAAGTTCACGCTTCCATTTACGTCAAAAAGCGTTGTTGGAGAGCCAGTTCCAATGCCTACATTGCCATTGGCTAATACAGCAAGTTTTGTAGATCCACTATGAGCCAATTCAAGTAAGTATGTAGATCCCCCACTTACTTTTAATCCGCCATTAAAATCAGTTGTGGATGTGGATTGTATTACCTGTGCACCAGCAGATGCACCAACTTTTAAATATCTATTGTCTAGTGTTGCGCCTTCTCCATCAGTTATATCTGGGTATCCTTGAATATCACTTGGAGTATTACCTTTTGCGTTAACACCTGCTATACGTATAATTGAATCAGTACTGTCTTTAATAAAGATAGCAGGATCATTTGAATTATAATTGACAGCTATTTCGCCAAATGTCATCTGGCTCGCAGTCGGTTCCTGTGCATTTGAACCGTTTAAAATTACTGATCTTTTTAGTTGTATCTTTGCCATTGGTAAAAACCTATACCGGAGTAATAATCCTCTTTATATTTTAACTCTCTTCCCTTAACATGCTTTACTTCTGTACTATTATTCGTTAGGCACTTCAAAGCCTAGGTAATTTATTAAATTAACCTCAACAGCTTTTGCTAGTAAATGTTGGTATTTCATCAACATCTCTGCACATGGCAATAGTTGCTCCTTGAGTGCATCGATATCTGTACACTCTTGTATCTCTGATTTAATTACTTGCAATCTTAGTTGTTTTTCTAATGGCAACTGAAAGTCAGATTCGTTAAACATATAGCTAACTTGTATGCATCATCATTCTATACCTTATAATTATCTGACTAGTAATTAGTGCCAAAAATAACATATGCCATTTCAACGTCATCCAAGTTTAAGCCTTGTCCTAAGGCAAAGATGAGTTCAAGTGTTGTAATTCCGCCACGTTTGTATGATTCAACAAATCGATTTCCAACCTCATTCATTTCCGAATCAAGCTTTTCATTAAACTGCTCTCGGGACTCAATTGTTGGATAGTCATTAGGTTCTTTTGTTTTAATTCTTTCAATAAAACGAGCAGCAATTGTATGCTTACACATTTTGAACTTCATCCTGTGTTCTCTTTTCTCCCAACTAGTAGTCTTGCCAGCTGCTTGATTGCGTCCTTCCACTGAAAAATCATCTGGACTCATCGCTGTTGGAAGAGGGTACCTACGTTGTCTATTAATCTTTCTCGTTCCGCTGTCTTGTGTGGACTGTGGCGCACTAAGAATTGCTTGAGAATAATTTGGACAACTACATGCAAAGACCGTTGATGGCTTAAGCGGAATACCTTTGGTAAACACTTCATCCATCCATGGATCAACATCTGTATCTAATAACAACCACTGTTCATCGGCTATATCATCAACATGGTAATACTGACCACTGTAGGTATCAGTACTTATTTTGGTAAAACTATAGTCAGTAAATATTATTGTTCCATTTGTTGGATCTGAAGTAATTTTAAGTTCTGTTCTTGCCGGTACAGATTTAAGAATTAGGTTTCCACCTGAAACCTCTACCCCCAAAATACTAAATGGCATTATTGTATATGCCGCTTTATCAGTATTTAAATCAACCAAATCAGCTGTTAAGTACTGTTTGCCAAAAAATCTCTGATAATTTGGCTTGTTAAATAAAAATTCACCTTTTACGGTATATGTGGCATTTGCAGTGCTAACTGTATTTGCAAGACTTGTTATATCTAATAACGACGGTGGTAGTTCGTTTGTATTTCTATTCAAGATTTCTAAAGATTGATTTGATGCAGTATCTTCTAATGCAACTGTAAAAGTTTCTACGCCATCCGTCCAATTTAAACTATCAATTTGAGTTTTGTTTTTATTGACAAAGAAAGAAGGTATATATACTATTTGATCGATTAATGAATTATAGTCCTGAATTGGTTCAACATTTGATTGGTAAGTTAAATCTGCTAGTGGTATAGTTACTTCAACGGTTGTCGATGGAGAACTTGATTTTCCAATATAGATTGCAGGATATTTAGAAGAATTTAATAGATAAGAAATTGTTGCTTCAGTTTCACTATCATCAATGCGTTCACCTATCATCTGTAGCAATATCTCGTAGTTGGGACCGCTTGTAAATTCACACCATATTTCTTTATTTTGTTGATTTAATAGATGTAAATAAGGATTATTTTGTACACTACTGATCGTACCTATGTTTACGTTAGATGTACTCTTTCGCTTCATTACATAGTGGTTGTTACTGTCTGAGTTCTTTGTTGCAAATTTGTATCCTTCAAAAGTAACATCTACCTCATTCGGCGTGCCTTGATATAACTTTGAATCTAGTGATGTTCTTGAATATTGCTCTGTTAAATTATCGTATGTTTCTAATTCATACCAAGCAGCACGATTGTAGTATTCATATCCTTTTCGCCATTTTACCCAGTCTGAGTTCAGATTATATTTCTGAATAATAGATTTTTTTACAGTTGTACCAAAGCTACGAACAGATGGGGCTAGACCAGCGTTTTGCCCCTTTTTGCCGACATTAATAGGAGCTAGTCCTTTAAACGCAAAAGACTTGGTTTTACCAAAGCCATTTTGCCTTTTAGCCATTAGTAATATCCACCTTGCACACCAAGCAGGGGCGCTGCTGTTGCCTGATCTCCTGCAGACTGCTGTTCAACAGCTGCCCATAGTGCCTTTCCTTTAGGAACATACAGTGCTCTAAATCGAAAGGAGAAATTGCTAGAGGCCAGTGCAGTACCTACATTCCCTGTCTGTGGTACAGGTGCCAAGATATATGGCAACGCTTCGATATGTGTCCGAGTACCTACAGTTGTTCCTCCAGTAAGCGTTGCGACAAATACTCCTTGCTGCTGTCTTAAATAATCTGCTGCTGAGCTTAAGTACAAGTTGATTTTATATCCAGTACTAATTGTTCTCGCAATTGCATAGATGTCTTCAATAATGCAACCGTCATTGGTTGTACTATCAATAATGATTGAGGCATTGTTAGTACCTGCAATATCTACTCCTGCATTTTGTGCAACTGTTGCACCAGCTAGATCGACGACCTCATGTAATACATGATCGACTAAAAGTGGTTGTTTGTTAGTAGAGGTTGATGCCATTGTTATTTACCTTATGCGAGTTGATTGCGACCGCCGCCACGGCCTGTATTCATGCCTAGATTTCCAGTATTCTCAGGTCCTAAACTATTTGTATTCCCCATTGATAATGTTTGAGTATTATTACCTTGCAAGGGCATAGTTGTATTTGTTTGTCCACTCATAGTAGGCATCATCTGACCTGGATTCACTTCACCTCCCAATTGAGATTCTATAGGTGTACCCATCATGCCTAGAGGACCTACTTTATACGAAGGTGTTGGATCACCACTTCCAGCTGCATACAGTTTCTGCGCACGTGTTGTTGCTTCCATTGCAAGACCTTGTGGAAGAAGCATATCCATTGACATCCCTTCTTCAGGCTGCATAACACTGTTATAAGCTTGTGAATTTAATCTTCGACCTGGAACAAAATTTTGATTGTTACCAGAGTTCTGCGTAAAGCCTATACTTCCTGTTTGCGCCAATTGATCTTGTGTAAATACTGGATCTCCATATGGTGATCGAGGATTATTTGGATCTAATCCACCTGGCTGTGGTCTCCCTCCTCCCATTGACTGAGCAACCTGAGGATTATTCATCATGTTGCCTGCACCTTGAGGCATTCCTGGGATTGGTTGAGATGGAATACCACTTGTAGTATCAGTAGAGACTGTCTGTGCATTTGGATCTTTATCCAACTGCATTCGACGATTACGTTTATTTTCGTTTGCCATGATTATACCTGATACATTTGTTGGCGGTCATTGAGGCCTAGATACTGACGTCCTTGCGCCATCAATTGGACCCTTTCAACAGCTTGTTGTGCTGCTATTTCATTATCTACTTGGGGTTGGATTGTTTGAGAATAACTTCCTTCCAAGTATCCAGTTTGATTTTGTGGTTCTGCTGCAAGTTGATTGCCGGCATTGTCGTGCATAGGCTTGAAATTGCCGTATGCACCATCTAATGCATCCCCCGTTGTGATATTTACGTTTCCGTACCGAGGATTGCGAGAAGCTTTTGATGCTTGGCCAGTGCCATTTTCATACACTTGCTCCATTCCAGACTGAAGGCCCCACATATAATCACCACCCATTCCAGCTTGTGCTAGAGCAGCGGTTTTTTTGGATTCGTAGTCAGTATCTCTACCGCGACCCATTGTGATTTTTTGAGTTCCCATAATTGCACAATTATTTCCTATGTTTATTCTACCGTTAACGCCACATATTATTTAGCATCATTCTTGTCCCTACCGCAGTATCGGCTGGACCTGGAACTGCCATAATAAATTCAGATCCTGAACGATCAAATACATAGCGTCTTACTTCTGGTCTCCGATAATTGGCGACGTATAAGGTTTCTGCTAATCGATCAACTTCTCTAAGATAGATTTCCCTAAAATATTCGTCACCTTTTAATGGATCTGACGTTGAAATGGTTCGTTGGACATCTCCAGCAATCTGCTCTAATCGGCTGTAATTAGGTGACCCGCTTGAGTCGGTTGGGAAATATTCACTGTTATCCCATGCTGAATCACATCTACGAATATGATTTACGATTTGATTGTACCAATATTCATCAGGTATAAGTGCCATTGCCTCTTCTACCCGTGCTCTATCACCTGCTGGAATTTGAGCACCTGCATTAATGCCTAAGTGAAATCTTGCTTTTGACTTTAGTAAATCATCTAATTCCATCAGCCAATTAACCCCTGTTGTGAATAAGCGTCACGCAGAACGGCCTCTAGTCTTGCCTCGTCGCCTGGCATTAAGCCACCTTGTGATTGAATTTTGGCGAGCAATGCACCAGCAGGTCCTGCTTCGCTTATTGCTTGAGCTTGTGCTGCAGCACCTAATCCTCCGCCGAGAAGTGTTCCAACAAGACTTCCCGCCATTCGTAGGCCAGGCTTCATGAATTGATTAGTACCACGCAGGTGGCCTATGCCCTTGCCTAAAGCATGTGGTACTGATCCACCCAATGCACCTATTGCTGCACCTCCACCAGCGCCTAATGCGATCGCCTCATTAAGGCCTGGACCCTCTTCTGCTTCTTTTGCAGCTTGAGCTAAAAGCACTTGTTCAATACGTGGGTCCATTATCATTTAAACTATTTACTTATATTTTAGCTAATAAAAATTAAGTCCTCTTCAATGAGTTGTTCCCAGTTAACACGTGGAATATTTTCTAACTGCTTTAAGTTGGCAAACCGTTCACCACTTAACGACATTCGAAGTTCTACAATCCTTTTTGCTGTTGCATAGCCAACACCAGGAAGGCGTTTGGCAATTTGTTCAGCAGGCGCGGTATTGAGATTTAGACGTGCATCTTCAATAGGAACTACAGTTGATGGTAGTTGCTCTTCTGGCTCTAATGCTATTTGCGGAGCGGCAATTTTTGCTAAGCGCCCTTTGTCGCGATCGTAGGGTACTAGTTGCTCTAAATTAACGTAAGTGATCTGCCCTCCGGCATCACGAACCATCGCAAATTCTTTATCGTGCTTATTGATAAATTCGACAAGCTTTCCTGTTTTTTGATCTTGAAATAAGTTACTCATTACTATACTTACTACACTTCATTATTATAGGCACAAAAAAAGAGGCCCCTTAGGACCTCTTGAGATTAGATAATTAAAGAGATCAAGTACCTTGACCAGCTTCAATTGCATATGGAATGCTGACATCGTCGTAGCCAGGAGCTGGAGCAGGGATGTAGTAGCAAACTTCAACAATGATTGCTGAAGGAGCGTTACGTCCTGCACCTGCTGAGTCCTTCAGTTCTGCAGTAAATGCAGCTGATGTAGTGACTTCAACGTTGGTTACAGCGGATGTGCTGATTGCTGTTCCGTCAATAATACTGGTTAGTACGGAAGATACACCGTTTGCAGGGAAGAACTTGTCAGAACCAGCAGTCAGTGTAGTTTCACTACCTGTGTTACCTGGAGCATTCGCACCAAGAGCTTTGATCTTGATAGTGTCTGCAGAAGCATTAGCTTTAACACCAGGTGCAGAAACAGATGTGCGATAAACAACGGCATTTGCAGGGATAGTCATAAGCTTATCCAAGCGTGGCTTGTCATCCTGACGAAGGTCTGGAGACAGGATCTGAGGCTGGTAATCACCAGCATTCAGAACACCAGCAGTTGTTGTGACACTATCAGTGTCAGGGTTAAGTACAAGTGCACCGACGAGACGGTAGAACTCAACACCGGGGAGGGCCACAACACCCTGATCGCGATATGCGTTCAGTTGTGTGACATAGTTACCTGGAAAAATTACAGTCATGATTAGTTAGCTCCTATCAATATACGAAAGAGTAACCAACCGTGATGAAATCCTTATTCAGGGTTTCAAAACCGGCGAACAGACTCCAAATCATAATGATGAAACGTGAGAAATCATCATTGTTGTTGAGAAGAATCTGAGCGTTATTACCACCGATGCCAACGCCTACAGCTTGAGGACCGAAGAAGATCAGCTGGCTAGCGCTGTAATCAGCTGCGCCACTGGCTTGGTCAGTAACAATAAGGTTGTATGAAGTTTCAGGCAGGTTGGTGGACTCGAACCAGCGGACGCCCTCGAAGAGGAAGCCAGTTGGCATTACGGGCTGACCAGCAACAAAGCCGGCTTGTCCATAAGCAGGACCCATTCCTTGGTAGAAATTAGCGTTGGGTGCCTGGTTTGGCTGCATGGGGTTGATCATGCCTGTGCCGGGATAACGAGCAATCTCGCGGAAGTCGTTGTTCTGGCGCAAGTGCATCATTGCCGTGGGGTCCACGATGCAGCGGTAGTAACCATCTGAGAAGGTTGGGACGTTGCGCTTACGCATGTCCTTTACAACTTCAAGAAGGTCAGTTGTGATGTCAAACTTGGCAGATTCGCCAGCAGCGTAAGTAACACCTAGGGTGCCACCTGAACCACCTTTGGCTTTACCACCGGGAAGGTAGTAGCCGCCTTGTTCTTTAGATGCTTGACCGGCAGCTTCTGCTTTAAGCAGTTCGTTCGCGAAGACGCGATCGCGCCAGCGGCGGTAATCATCCAAAAGGGTCAAGCTTCCAATCGACTGGTGGAAGACGTTGAGATTGCCAGTGTCAAGTAGAAGACGCTGAGCAGTGATCAGGGTTTCACGAGCAACCTTGAAAGTAGAAGGCTGTGCGCTGTCGCGAGTATCGGCGGGGCCGGTGTATTCACGCAGAGTGACAAGCACTTTGTCCTTGACAATATTGCGGGCGGAAGCGGTACCGAGGGTTTGGTCGGCTGTGCGCTCACGGGACTCCTTAGTGCCAGGCTTACCCCAGAAGCGGTAACGATCAAGCTGAACGGTCTGGCCGGGCTGCTTTGAGAAATCGTGTACGACTACTGGCTCAACTGCCATCTCAATGATGTAAGCAGGATGAGGACGGTAAAGTTCTGCACCAAGAAGTTTGGGAAAGTCATTATCAATCCACATAGGATCGTAACTCCAAACTAATAGTTATATAAGTGACTTCGACTTAGCCACATAATTAGATATTAATAATAATTGCTAGTATTTATTAATAGAACCCCAAAATATTATGGTAATGGAATTTATAGATGACAGTGTTTGGAAGCCGATACATTTACTGCCAGGCTTTGAGTGTTGTATTGAGTACTATGTGAACTGTTTAGGAGAAGTCAAAAGTACCAAGGGAATTGTTGAACGTATCCTTAAAGCTCGAAGAAATAAGAATGGTTATTCACAAGTCAATCTAACTCAACGTATAGGACGCAAACAAACAATAACAGTTGCGGTTCATAAGTTAGTCGCCTTGGCATTTCTTGAATCACCACCAACACCTCTCGGTAAATATAGGACAAGCAGCAGAATTAAGCATATTGATGGTGATAAATTAAATAACACTATAGACAATCTTAAATGGACTAAAATAGAAGAAAGTTATATGTAAATCTGATGGCTGATAGTCTTGTGCTTAAAGGCTTTAAAGAAGTTAAAAAGCATACTGGTACAGAAATGAAGCTGCAACGTCCAAGGAGTGGGACTGAGTTTCCTATTAAAAAGTGGTGGGCTGTCAATGCGGGTAGTGTTCAATATGCATCTTGCGCACTTTTTAAAGTTACTGTTGATGGAAATTCGGTACTGTTAGCAATTGATGCAAGTTCTCTGTCAACTATTCGTATCGATCATGACGGAAATTTTAACTTTAACTTCTATATCTGTAATGGCGTAGCTAGAGCAGCCCTGTTTACAGAAGATAAGCAGATCATTGAGCATTATGTATTTCCCAAAATTAGTGGCGGAAAAATTATGACTGTAACTCCACCAACTGCAGCAGTTCGTCCAACAACAAAGTCAATTGGTGTAGTTAATGTAAGTGGTCCTTCCTCAGGTAAGGAAGGTGATGTTTGTACCTTTACTGCTTCAAATGATGGTAATGCATCACAATTAACCTATCAATGGACTCTTACTGGCAATGCCACTTTTTCTGGAAAAACCACTAACAAAACAGTGGAAGTTGTACTTGGTTCATCAAGCGTTGGTGTGACCTGTACTATCTCATCTGACGATATATCTGAGAGTGACGCTTCACCTTCTGGATACCGTGTAGTAGCAGTAGAGATCGACGAAGACAGTGACTAATAACAGCCTGAGTTTATCTTCCTCATAATTAGTGTTTTATCCGCGATCGAATCATAGCTTCTGAGTTCAGTCCCAATCGTGCATTCAATGTCATAATTTATCCTTTTAGTATTTCGTGCATGAAAGCCAATGTAAAAATAATCATTGGCTTGTAAATACATTTTGTCAAATGGATGTTCTTCCCTATCCATTGTGTATAAACGAACATCTAGATCTTTATCTACATATGCATTACCAGTCTTAAGGTTGCTTAGATCAACACTAAGAAACCCTCTTGCTCCTGGCAGAAAAGGTAAACTGTCCTCAGCGGCAACAGCTTCAACGTAAGTATTTACAGTTGCAAAACTACCGAAATCAACAATTCCACCACTATAGTTTGGATCTAATGCATCACTTCCAGGTGTTATTTTGGCACATGACCAATATTCTTCTTCAAAGCAAGATCTGACAATATCACCGGCAATAGTAAGGATTACCTTCGTAAAATAGTTTTCAGCCCCCATCAAGCCAACACTATCCTTATACTTAAACGTATGCGGAATAACACTTACCGTCTGTTTTTCAGGATTAGTAAGTGATGGACCAGCGGCGTAGTTAAGCTGTTTACTGGCCGAAAGTCCCTTGCTTGCAGTGTACTCACTTGCACCATAAACAATATAATTATTGTTTATCTCTTTGGTGACATTCATTTGCCATATATGCTGTTTTTTCTATTGTATTAAAGATGTGCAATTAACGTATCAGGACACTCACGTATAAATTTAAGAGCTTTATTTTCTAGAGTCCGCACCCGGTCACGGCTCATATTAAGCACTTGGCCAATTGCAGTCATTGACATTGGCTCAAACACTTCCTCCCCGATACCGTATCTCATCCTGATAACGGCAGCTTGCATTTCAGGTAATTCGGAAATTACTGCTCTCATATCCTCTTTGATCGCTTGGCGCTCCATCAACATCTCCGGTAGCTGCGTCTCATCTTCAAGCAGATCAATTAATGCTGTATCTCGGTTTTCACCAATTTTAATTTCAAGTGACGTAGGTTGACGTGCCTTACACATAAGATCTTTGATCTCATCAACTGAATAGTCGAGGTACTCAGCAACTTGATAAACCGTTGGCATTTCTCCATTAATTTGACTTAATTCACGCTGAGCTTTCTTGAGTTTATTGAGGTTTTCTGTTACATGAATTGGCAACCGTATAGCTCGTGATTTTTCTGCAATAGCTCTTGTAATTCCTTGTCGAATCCACCAGTAAGCATAAGTGCTGAATTTATAGCCACGACCAGGATCAAATTTCTCAACCCCACGAACGAGGCCAATTGTCCCTTCCTGAATTATGTCTAATAGCTCCATATTGCGTTTGGTATATTTCTTGGCAACACTGACAACCAACCTTAGGTTTGCAGTCACCATTTTTTCTTTTGCCTTTTCACCCTCTCTCAGTTGACGTTTCAGTTCCTTATTGCCAATACCAAGGATCCTAGCCAAATCATCTTGATCCTTAATCACCATTTCTTTTTCAATCTCTTTTATCTCCATCAGTCGTTGGACCTTGCGTCCTAGCAAGATTTCTTCTTCATGCTCTAGCAGTGGAATCCGCCCAATATCACGCAAGTATGAACGAACTGAGTCCCCTGATAGTTTTATGTTTGACATATAAATGACTCGCCTATGTACTAACTATAGCCCCTAATTCTTACTATTGTCAACACTAAAAATTAATCCTTGCAAACCTAATTGATTCTGAAGGTGCCTCTTCTCTTCCCTCTAATGCTTCAACGGCCATTGCTTGTGCAGCATGCTCGTTAAAACCTTTTGACTTATAGTTGTCTTCGTATTGTTGATACTTCTCTACTGAGCTCTCAAAGTCTTCTCCATGTGTCAGCATCTCAGCTGTCATCTGATTAGCAGCCTGATCAGGCACACCATCAGTCCTCAGATGCTTCCATATAGTTTGGAATACTTCTGGATTTGCATCTGCATTTTGACCAGCTAATCGCACAAGTTTTACCGTCTATACACCTATCTGTATATTCTAATAAATTCTTTAACTGTAGCGTCCAGCCTCTGCTTGAAGTTGTCCAAGTTCTGCCGCTTGCATTGAAGCTATTGCACGATTAACAGCAATATCATTCATACGTTTGTCAAACAACACGGGATTACCCATTTCTCTTGTTGCCATACCACTATCAGTTAAATCCATAATGTTTGCAATATAGCTGTTCATTCCAATCTGAGCTTTATAATCTGCATTACTTTGCTCTAGTAACGCTTTATCTACTAGACCTGATGCCGCTGCTGCCATCTGTCCTTGTTGTGCAAGGGCATTCTGCTGTACTTCTTGCATTTGCTGCTGTTGCATACGTTGACCTTGAGGGTTAACTTGCAATTTTGTATAGGCTCCACCGTCTTGAATATTCTTCATACCTACATTAGGCAAAGTCATTGCACCAATGCCTTGTGCTACTGAGGAATAAGGCAGAGCTTCCTGTGCAAAAGGAATAGCTTCACTTGGTAATTGAGAAATACGTTGTGCCATTTTTAATCAACAATCTATAGTTCTATTGTAATAACATATCTTTAAATAAGGATTTGTCTTATTAAAGGAAAGGGGACTACTTTAAGTAACCCCCCTACAGTTATTTATCAGTAGTCTTGGACAAGCATTTTGCTTTGGAAAGCCTGAGCAGGTGCACCGGAAAGGTACTGCCATGCGTTTTCAGGGTTGTTATCCATCAGAGCGCTGAAGTCACCCCAGAAGGAGGTGGATGCGCTTTGTTGACGACCTGGTGTAGGCATATCCATTACAGGGCGTTGGAAGTTTGTAGGAACTCCACGCTCTTCCTGTTGAGCAATTTCTTGTGCAAACTGTTCACGTGCCTGTTGCTCGTTAATTGCGGCTGTTTCAGCAGCAGTCGGAACTGGATAAGGACCTTCTTGACCAAAGAAGCCATTGACGTAATCAGACAAAACATCAGGATTGGTCAGCATGATATTCATTGCTGCACGTTCTTCTGAAGCTGCATCAAGCATCAGGTTCATTGTGCCGTTACGGCCAACCTGTTCAATTAGTGCATCTTCTACAGCACAGGCATAGTTATTGAGTAGAGCTGGTGCTTCGGACCCAAAGTGCTCCAGTACTTCAAGACTTACGTCAGAAATCTGACTGAGGTAAGAATCACTTGGATCGCTTGCGCCTTGGCTTAGATACTGAGCCTGCGCTGCCTGTTGTTGCTGGCTGACCAGCTGCTGGATTTGGCTGAGCTCCTGGGCCGAATAACCCTGGGTTGAAGCTTGCGGAGCGTAGGTCTGCTGAGCCTGACTTACCAATTCCTGCTGGGGTTGATAGCCCCAACTGGCCTGGGTATTGCTCTGTGCTGTCGGTGTTTGATACGCCGAGTACGACGCCGGGGCCGGGGATGCTTGAGGCGTATTCAGGCTTGCGCTCAGTGCCTGGAACGCTTCCTGCCAAGGATTGGCTGCTGCTGCCGGGGCCGCCGAAGCCTGCTGGGCCGCCATTGGCTGGTAACCCGTTGGTGCCTGGGGTGTTACCTGGGGTGCTGCCTGGTAACTGGACGGGGCGCTCATCCCTGGTTGGGAGGCCAAGCTTGGCGCGCTTACGGTCGGCGTCGCTGAGCTTGTTGGGGCGTTGCTCGCCATCATCGGACTTGTACTTTCCACTGTAACTTAACTCCTTACGTAAAAACTCTAGTGATCTATATAGGAACCCTGTGATATCAAGATTCGGGTCAGCTGCTAATGGCTGATTGGGCATTTGTGGATGCGGCAATTGATACAACTGACCAAGCATCTGTATGAATGTATTGAAAGCTTGTTGTGACTGCTGAACCATCCTAAATGGATATCCAGTTAACATAGCAGCGCGTTCTTCATCAGTTTTACTGGGGAAGAGATACTTAAGTGCCTCAATAGAATCAACACCTAATTCTTGTAGGTTCCTTACGACAATACTGTTATTTAGAATGCCTTGGGAATCCTCTTCGAAAATTTCTCCGGTCCAGCGCCAATTAACTTTGCTACTGCCATCTGGGATTAGTCCAATAACCCCATTAGGTATATTACCTGACTCAATACTAGCAGAAAACAATTGAGCTCTTGTATCTAAGAAATTTTTCTGTTCCTGTTGATAAGCAAGTAGTGCCTGTTCAAAGTCTTCAGTACTTTCGAACTGTTCTTCTAGGGGTGGTTCTGGATTCACTAGCCCCATTGCTGTAGCAAATGACTGTTCAAACAGGTATTCTTCATGCTGAATCATTAATGCAAACAACTTACACAGTCCAAACTCAAAAAGTGCTTTCGCTTTCTTCTCTGCAGTAGCTGCGCATCTACCGTATAAAGACTTCATTTCATAAGCAGAAGATGCCATATTGAAGTCAAGGTCATCAACTCCACCGAGTGCTAAACGAATTTCAGACCTGTACTGTTTAACGTACATGTTCTGATCACCACTGACTGCATCAGGTGTCATGTATGAGACACGGTCAGTTGGCTCAAGATTTGCAATCACCCTTGGCACTTTGATTTGTCCATCAGCACCTGCACTGAAACCTGGTTGACTAGTGCGAGTGCTAGGCCTATCCATCGCGTAAAATCCAGCTTGTGAGCTGATGGTTGGTCGCATTGCACCTTCATCGCCACTCTCAAGAATGTCGTGTCGTGGCCGGCTAGATACCAATGTGGGGTTGCCGAAGAACTTCATGTTCTTACGCACATTTCGTACTAGCTCGTCGTGGAACAAGATTTGATTAGACATCCAATCGAACTCACCTGTACCTGTGGATTCGCCTGTACAATCCAAATGGTTAAATACTTCAACGGCAGGGATAAATCCAAGGCTATTACTAAGTGTCTCGGTTTGACCTGGCTGCTGCATCATCATTGCACCACCAGAATTCTCAAACTCTATCTTTTCATTTGAGATAGTTTGTTCAATTCGATCTTTATAGACCTTAAGCTTGATATATTTTTTTCTTCCGCCGCGCTGGCCAGGCGTGGCATATGCGTCCATCATGCTTGGCTCTTTTACAGCAAAGGTATAGATAAGCTCGACATGTTCAATATCATTAACTTGATCGCGATAACACCTGTAACTATCCTTTGGAAAATATAAAAGTTGATATGTATCTCCTGAAGGTCTGAAATAAAATAGACCTTGACCATCACACAAGAAATAATCAATGATGCTATCAAGCTTCATTTCGAGCATATTGCTCTCATAAACCTTACTTAAGAATTCTCGTCGATCACCATATGTATCTTGATCACAGAAAAACTCTACGCCTCGACGAAGAATGAACAAACGCATTTGCGCAAGATGTGATGACACAATCATTGTGTCTACTGGTAAATCACCACGTTTCTCTTTTGCTGCATTCAAAATCTCCTGAAACTGAGCATTATTGTTAGACATCTTTATTTCATAATTATATTATTAAGTCTAGCGTCAGTAGTCATTACTTGTTTTCTATCCTCTTTATAGCATCATCGTAATATTCATCTGTCCTATCGTTGTCAAAAGGATTAGATGGTGGCGATGGTAACTTATAATCACCTAAGTTCATTTTAAATATGTCACCTAAGTAGAAATTCTGCTGAGCGTCTGCTTTTGAGCGCCAATAATTTTGGTCAAAACCAGTCATATTATACAATCTTTTAGCACGTCCCCTTCCGTCAACAATCCTGTCAGCATCTTCCGATGCTTGAGCTGCACGAGTACTTCCACTTAGTTCACTGTTTGAGCGTCGTGACTGATTATTGTTTAATGCTGAATAGGCAGCAGCACCCTGCATATTGCTGAAACCACCATATCTTCCACGATTGTTGCCTGAAATATTCACACTGTAATCGTTTTGATTAGTTGTGTTATTACTATAGTCATTTCCTACATTGCTATTGTTGTTTCCTGTTACATCAATATTCGTGGATTTATTTCCAACGCCTCTCCTCTTTAAATTAGAAGTGTACTGATCTTTGAATTGTTGCATTGATTCCCTGTATCTTTTTTGTGCAGATTCCCTATTAGGCATCTCCTTCGCGAAGGCGACGCGATCCAGCCCTTGATCTTGAGATAGCTGATCATTTCCCGAGGATGGTGGTTTGCCATCTACATAATCACTAAAACGAGGTTGACCGGGACCAGCTTGATCTCTATTGTCTATACCATCGTTATCATAATCTTGCCAGTCCGCGGTGCGCATTTGGAATCTATTCTTGCTCCATTCTTCATAATTACCATAACCACCACTGAGTTGTTTCCTAGGAGTACTAGTATCAACGCTTGGTTGTTGTACAGGTCTATTGTTCTCTGGAGGTTGGACTACTGGTCGAGAAACAACAGGTCGTGATCGACCATTATTGTTACTATAATTATTACCAATATTAGAATTATCGTTACCTTTAACCTGAATATTTGAATTCCCTTTATATGCTACAGCCTTTTCTTTGGCTGACTCTTTCCGCAAAGTTTTTGCCTTGGGATCTTGTTTTTGCGACCTAAGTGCAAAAGCCTTCTTCTTAGCTTCTTCTTTGTTATTATATGCTGCAGCCTTCTCTTTGGCTAGTTCAGTTTTTGATTTCGTAAAACCCTCTGGTCGTTTTGGTGCCTTTTTAGATTGATTTTGTAATATTAACTGGTGTATCCGGCTGTAATTAGTACGCTTTATGGCCATGAGTGAGATACTTTTATTTTCTTTATTATAACTAGAGCTATACTAAGTTACTATTTTCATTGAACTCCATCTGCAGTACACCACGCCTTAATAATCCACCCATAGTAAGCACCATTGAATCAACAGCATCATCATGTGGCGAATGGCCAAAGTTAATCAGTTCGTCTTCTAGAATATTCCACTTACGCCATTTATTCCATACTACTTTTCGATGTTCATATAGTCCAAGCACTCCTCGTAGTCTTGCTAATTTGTCGCCTTTAAATCCTTTTACTGGTGAACAGCTTAAATTATATAATGCACGTTGATCGAACATAACACGTTTAAAATCACCCTCAAATGATGATTGATATGCAACAGCTTCAGGCCAAATCATACATGTTGACATGGATGGAAAATATTGACCTTCATCATTTTCAAGAACAATATTCCAATCAGCAAGCATCTCACATAACGTGTCCATCTTTTCAAGATTACCCATGCTCCTAACACGACGTTGGTCAATCATATAGATCTTTCCGTCTTTAATGCCACCTAACGTAAATACTGTCCAATCATTCTTTTCACTTAATCCTGCACTCAGATCAATTCCTACACCAATACAGTCATAGTCTTCAGGTACTTCACCATGCACAATGAGATCTGGCGATATTCCAACATCACTAGATTGAACTGCGGTGTTCAAATACTGATAAGCAAAGGCAACTCGATTCTCTAACTTACGTTCATTGAGATATTTCATTGACCAAAACTCAGGCCAGTACGAACGTTGTCGTCCTTCACTGTCTGTTATTACTGCCTTTTGTACAATCTGCCTCCAATTATTTTTTGGAACAAACAACGTGGCGTGGATGTCGTCAAAGTGAAAACGTGTGCCCAAACAAACGGCACGTGCTCCCTGAAACATAGTGGGCGCAATAACGTTACTCCATGTCTGTTCCATCTCACGGCGAATATCCGGGTTATTGATTGACGCAGCGGATTTAATAGGGTCATCGATAAGAACCAGCTGGGATCGTTTGGAGGTGATTGCACCCTTAAGACCTCCACACGCAATGGTAAAAGCTTCCTCACCCGCTGTATCAATACCCGCAAATTCATAGTCAATACTCCAATATTCATCACTACGTTTTATCTTAGATAACCTAACCATTGGAAATATTTCTCGATACTTACTACTAGCTAATATTCCTTTTATCGTGGCAGACTTTGCACGACTAATATCCACCATGTAAGCAATATATAGTATCCTCAGCATTTTCTTGGCTGCGGTATGTCTACCAATCATCCATGCAGCAAATAATCCAAGAACAGTGGATTTTGCAGAGCCACGAGGGGCAAGGATTGAAGTATTTGCTCCACCAATGCCAATCAGACATTCGCTGTCCTTGCCTGTACACAGCTGAGCATGCCACTCCAGCATGTGCTTTGCTGGAGGTTTTCCCATTAATACACAGAAGTCTTGAAAGTTGTCTCTGGCTTTTAGAACTTCTGGAGATGGCGGTTTAACTGTTACTTTTGTGGCATTCATTAGTGCCGTTCTTCTGTATGCTAAAGCGACACTTGGAACTGCCATATATATATATTAAATAGTGTTTATAGTCTAACGCCACCATCCCCGTTTTCGCTCTGCTTGATACTGCATCCTTCTGTCGGCATAAGCTGCACGAGTAGCTTGAATTTGATTTTGTCTACGTGTAATCTCATATGCAATCCTCATGGCCTCTAAAAATCTTTGTCTCTCTATAATGCGAGGATCAACTGAATAAAATTCTTTAATATCTAAATTTTCCATACCAGGAAGTGTTGCTTGAATTGTGCTACGTAATCTTATAGCACGTGAACTATGATCGATAATTTCAGGAAGTTCTGGTAACTCTGGAATCATCATTAGCTGCTTACCTCACTATAAACTTTAGCCCACACGGCATTCATTGCATTATCAATAGGTTCTGCAAATTGTGGATCGTCCTTAAAAATGTTTGTCATCTCACGCATTACTCGATCAGCACCTGCAAGGATTAATCCTCTTTTATCTGTAGATCGGTTAAGTCGTTCACTTACTTCAATGTGTGATCGGAGTTCTTTCTCTAGTGCTGCCAATCGTGCAGCTCCATTATCTCCTTTAATTTCTCCTGAGGTTACAGCCATGCGTAACTCTTGAATATCACAATGCAGTGCGGCTATTTCACTATTCAGGATTTCACGTCTGTTCAGCTTCTTATATTTCATCTTTACCCATCTAGACAGGTCATTAAACGTGCCTGGATAACCAAGAATGCCTGAGTATACCCAAATCTCAATAATTGATGGAGTGTACTCAGCAAATTCTTTGAACTCTTCGCTCTCTGATGCTGGTAGTGTGTCCAGCCATTGGTCTACAAACGTAAGGTAGACCTTTGAACCTTTTGCTGTTGATGTAGTCATCAGAACATACCTGCAAGACTACGTGCATACTTACTTTGTCTAGTAGCCGTTTTGCCTTCTTCTTTAGTTTTTTGCATCATGGTTTTACGATCTTGGTCTCCTTGCGCTCCAATTGTGCGGACACCTTGGTCGCCTGTTGCTGAAATACTATCAAGATCAGTTTTTCCTTTTACCTCCTGCAGTTTTTGATCCATGTATCCTTGTGCATCAATCCTCTTAACGTCTTGAGCACCGGTTAACCCAATCTGCTTTTCTTGTGAAGCTAAGGCTTGACCTTGTGTTGCTCTGTCCTCTGAGCCACTTAACCCAATCTGTCTCTCTTGAGAGGCTAAGGATTGACCTTGTGTTGCTCTGTCCTCTGCACCCCTTAACCCAATCTGATTTTCCTGAGAAGCTAAGGCTTGGGCTTGTGTCTCTCTTTCTTGTCCACCACTGGCAATAATGCTTGCTTTGTCAACATTGCCTTGGGCATATATATTTCCTTCATCAGCACTAGCTTGAGCATCAATCTTTAACAGATCCTGTGATCCTGCCTCAGTAATTTTACTGATATCAATCTTCCCTTGCTCCTTTTGCATCTGCTGTTGGCTAGCAATATCCTTCCCTTGCATCTTTTCTTGACTTGTGATGCCTGAGGACTGCATTAACTTATCAATATCACCTTGAGTTTTGATATTGTCAAGCTGTCCACTATTTTGTAATTTCTGGATTTGTTCCTGGCTAGCGTTAGACGCTTTTAGTTGCGCCATAGCCTGTTGACCAGATACTTGTTGCATCTGCTCCTGGCTAGCAATATCCTTACCTTGCATCTTCTCTTGACTTTGGATACCTTCTTTTGCTAGTAATTTATCAATATCACCTTGAGTTTTTATATTGTTCAGCTGTCCACTATTTTGTAACTTCTGAATTTGCTCTTGGCTAGCGTTAGAAGCTTTTAGTTGCTCCATAGCCTGTTGACCAGATACTTGTTGCATCTTTTGGTCACTTCCAATTTGAGCCTTCTGCATTCCTGCTTCAACAGCTCCTTGTGCTTCAATTTTATCAATGTCTACTCCACCTTGCTTCAGAATTTTACTCACATCAATATTACCTTGTTTCTCTAATTGAGCCATCTGTTGTTTACCAGCTGCAGTCTGCAACCACTTATCAATGCCACCTTGAGCTTTAATCTTACTCACATCAACCCCACCTTGTTCAAGAATTAGCATTTTTTCTGCATCAGCTTTGACTTTTGTTATTTTCTCGTCAGCAAACTGTTGCGCTTCAATCTTTTTAAGGTCTTCAGCGCCACTTAACCCAATCTGTTTCTCTTGAGAAGTTAAGGCTTGACCTTGTAAAGCTTGATCTTGTTGACCCTGGGCACTAATTTGCTCAAGCTCTTCTCGACCCTGAGCTGCAATATTAAGTCTATTTTCATCTCCTTCAAGCAACGTTTGATTCTGTTGTATATCACCAGCTTGTGCAGCAGCATTTAGACCGCGATTTGCTTCATCAACCGCAAACTTAGACTGGTAGTCATATTCTGTTCCCATCTTTTGCAAGCCATAATCTAACTCATCCGCCATTACAGCTGATGTGTTTGCGAGCTCAAGCTGTGCAGCAGTTGCCATTTGGCCTGTTGCAATCTCAGCATTAGTGTATGCTAAGTCCTTGGCCATCTGATTGTTTATTACTGTTTGAACATTATCTGCCAAAAAAGTATTTTTTAGTGCCTGACCTGCAGTATCATCTGGCCCCGGTTCCCAACCAAAAAATTGGTCCATAATGGACTGAAAATTGAATAAGCCTGTATTAGTTCCTGTTTTGCCAGCATCCCCATCCGGTTCTTTGTAATCAGGATTTTTTATATTATCATAAGGAGTTTGAGCCATCTACTTTTTTTTCTATGTCTCCCTTTATTCTACAAAGTTAGAATGTAGTTATCTAATCTGAATAAGATATGGCAAACGTCAATAATTATATTAGAGCTGGTAATGCAGCTGTTAGAAAAGCAGTTGCTATACGAAAAACACTGGCGGATAATAAAACTGACTTTGGTGCTCTTGGGCAGGAATCAATACGTGCAGCAGCTCAAGATAAAGCTGCGATCATTGCTTCAAATGCGAAAGTAGCTAAAGCTGCCACAAATGCAGCTGCAAACATCAAGCTGACTAATATTGAGGTCGATCGTGATAAATCATTTGATAATTCAGTACGTAGTGCACGTAAGGCAGGCAAACTAGCTGGTGGTGCTGCATTGCTTGGTATTGGCGCTATGAAGATGCGTCAGAAGACTGAGCCTAATGAAATGCTTGGGTCACTGATGCAGCAAATGGGGACATATGACAGTCGTATTGAGGACTTAAAGATTGAAGCAGAGAAGATTAGAGCAGCGATTAAAAAACCTACTTCTGTTCCTGCCAATACTAAGCCTGATCAAGGTGAATCAGTAAGTACTAACATTTCTGCACAGCAATCTGCTAACAGTAGTGGAGTTATGTCAAAAGGGGCGATTAGAGATTTAGCAATTTCACAGGGATTCTCACCACAAGATGCAGCTGTTGTTGTTGGTATTGCTGGAGGTGAAAGCGGTTATGATCCTAGTAACAGTACTAGACGACTTAAAGGTGGTTTATATGATTCCACTGGAGAAGATAGCGTCGGCTTAATGCAAATTAACTGGGGTTATCACAAAGACAGGGGTTGGCTTCAAAAACTTGGCATTAATTCAAGAGAAGACTTATTTGATCCAGTTAAAAATATGAAGGCAGCAAAATACCTCCATGATGCGAGTGGAGGGTTTGTTGATTGGACAGTCTACAACGAAGGTATTTATAAAAATAAGATGTAAGTCTTAGATTGTTAAAGCTATACCTACTCAAGACTGGTACTTCATTTTACGGTCAGGGCGGCTTAACACCTGATGAAGCATGGCGAATCTATAGTGCTGGTTAGAGAGCGAATCCTGCACCTAGATTTGAAAGTCCACTCATCAGTGCCATAATTGCTTGATCCTTTCGGTCTTGCACTCTGAACTTATCAGCTTGTCCTAGACGTGCGTATTCTAGTTGCAGCTGCATCTTGTTGTTTTCAGCAGATAGCTGGCGTTGAAGATTACGGTCAAGACGAAGGTTTTCATCTTGTGAACGTCTGTATTCACGCTCAGCTTCATACCTTTTTTCAGCCTGCTCAGCATTATATTTTGAACCTCCCCTTTCATTAGATACTCTTTCTGCTTCTGCTTTTTGTAACTCTTTTACTTTGGCGTTAACAGCTCTTGAGTTATTCAAATCCGCTACTTCGTAATACCTATCTCCTAGTAAAAGTGATGCATTTTCTTTGGCGGCATCTAGTTTCACAAGTTCGTTGTTCCTATTTAAAATACTTCTCTGGGAGTCATTTACATTAACCTTACCCCCTTTGTCGATAATATTTTGAACTCTTGGATCTCGTCTAAGCTCATCAGCTAAGCTCTTCATTTTGGCATTAGTCAACTCTTCAGTTGACTTGTTCATCAACCGATCCCACCAATTGGCTTCTACCTGCCCATCAATTAACTCACGTTTGTTGGCAACGCTACGTGCATCTCCCGCAAAGAAATCTCCAAAATTATCTGCCCAGTTTCTATGGGTACTTGCATCTGTGTTGTAACCGGCTAATCCACCAATTGGAAGTTGTCTCATGATATTTGTACTCCACGTAGTGCTAACAATGCTTCTTCCATTCTACGTTCTTCAGGAGACTTACCTCCGCCGAACAAGAACTGTGTGCCGTCGCTAAGCATCTTGCCTGCACTTGCACCAAAAGAAGCACCAAGTGGTCCACCAAGTAGTGCCCCTGCTGTTCCCCCGACAACCATGGCTGTTGCATCCATTGCCTTATTTCCTAAGCTATCGTCGCCGGCAACAATATCCGCTGCATCAGTGACATTACCTAAAAGGGCTAAACCAGGAATTACTCGGGCAATTCCACGACCAATTGATGATCCTGCAAACCGTCCAACCTTTGTAGGTAATTTTTTAAACGTCACGTCATTAAGCGTTTTCTCCATGCCGCTCATTACCTGCCCTTGTGTAGGTTTACCGCCTAGATACCTCAGAACGTCATCTACACTTGTAGCTCCAATTTTATCCATGAGAAATTGAAGGTCTTCTCTAGAGTGTCCGACAGTCATGACTTAACTCCTGCTAATGCTGTTTGTGCTTCCATGCGGGCAACCTTTGTTTCTAACTGCTGTACAGAACGTACAAGTAGGGCAATAAGTTCGGTAGTGTCGATACACAGCTTGTCAATACTTTCATCGTAATAAGTTGCATCTGGCATATGCTTTGCATACTCCTGAGCAACGAACCCGTGATGAAGTCTTTCAGGACTTGAACTATATTCTTCATTGTAGTAAAAAGTGACTGGACGTAATTCACGTAAAGTCGCTAGGGCATCACCAATTTGCTCAATATTATTTTTTACCGTTTCATCGCTCATTATTGCTGAAGCAATCAAAGAGCCACCGGCTTGAAGAAAGCTTCCAAACTTAGATGCACCAGCTGCTTTTCTTGCTGCAGCCTTCGCATATTCATCTAATATTTTTTTACTTTTTACTGTGGATATAGCATCTAGAGCATTTTCAGCACCTTCTGAATTAGAATCCATTATTGCGCGTCGCTTTAATGATTCAGCTGCAATGCCTGCCTGGGCTTGGCTGCCAAAGTTAACAGCACCTGATCGTAGTGCATTAAAATTTTCAGCAACAGATGCTAGTTCAGCCGCTCCAGCTCCACCTTGCATCCGTTTCGATGCTGTTGGCGTAAAATCGCTAAAGCCTATTCCTGTTCTTATTCCACCAATAGCCATTTGTTTAAGTCCTGCCTTTATTCATTTTAGCTTTTTCCAAATCTGAGGTTAGTGGTCCAAACTCCTGGATCGTAATTCTTTAAGCCGCCAGAGTAATCACCAAATGTACCAAATGTTGTACCTTGTGTAGTATCTTTAGGTTTACCAAATTTGGAAATAGCTACGTTTCCAAGTGGTGTTACTACATTGTCCATAACACT